GTGTCTGTCCACGACGTCTCTTTCGTATTTATCCAAAAGCTGTCCAGCCTTCATTAAATACTAATGATAAGGGTATTTTGAGTCCGAATTGTCTTTGATCCTCTCCCACATAGTAAATACATGGATCTATCCCCCGTGCATATTCATCTAATAGCCTAGCATAAACAAAGTCACCCCATCCGATGAGGTGTTCATAATTTTCCATTCCTTTGTAAAGTACCATTGACATAGATATAGCTCTATAAGTTTGTAAATCAGCTATATCGAACATTTGAGTCCGATAGAACCGAGAAGGTAAACAGAAATGTGCAACATACCAGTCTTGATACTGAATAGGTCGATTTTCTGAATCCCAGATATATCCTATAAAAGAAAAATCTTCATTATATTCTGTAACTGCTGATTTCTCCTCAGATACAGTCATTCCGAATCTTTTATAAACTGTTCTAATATGTGAAAAAGTTATACCATCTTCAACGACTACAATATCGTCACCCAATCCACATGATCTACTCCCAGCGTACTGTGTACCTCCACTATATTCTAGGAAAGCGTAATTCATTATGGTTCGATTGACAAATGTCCCAAATAGTTGAGTTTTAAGTGAACCAGAGGGTATTCCTCTTTTTTGGAACTGTATTTTTGTAGACCGCCAACAGTATGGCGTATAGTTATCAAAAATCATTAACTGTTTTAAGTGCACCTTATATTTGTGTGCGTCTTCAATACAATCAAAAACGATTGCGTAAAACATTGCCCACATAAATGATGGAACACCTTGGTCAAACTTTTCAATATCTATACTGATAATTCTTTTTCTAAATGACCGAAGTCTAGGAATTATTAATCTAGAAATATTAGGTAAAGATCTTCCCCAGGTACATACTGGGTTAACGTCTCCTGAACAATAATCAGAAGTTCCGTTAACCATGTCTCTGAAGAATACTCCTTCTAAAACTAATACTCTAAAAGATAGTCCCCAAACTTGTCTTATCTTCTTTTGTAGCTTATTCAGCTTTATATTGTACTTATATTGGAATCTGTGAAAAACCGCTGTAACTTGTTTTAAAATGACTAACAGTCTTGGATCTGACATAAAGTCAGTAGTCCAATTTTCTGCGTCATCACGGGCTACATCAGTTTTCTTTAATTTGAAAGTTGGATAACCTGCAGAAGTACCACCTTGAAAAGAATTTAAAGATTCTTTTATTGATAGCATTTCATACTTCCCATCAGAAATTATTCCTAATTCCCTAGCGGACATTATCGCAGCCTTCACTAGATACCCAAGATTAAGTTTTGAATAATCAAAATTTGTAGTAGAAAATCTTTCTATACACTCCTTATCAGAATCTACAACTTCTTCAAGTGTAAACTGTAGATCTTTAGGAAATTCAATATTCAACTTAGTCTCTATAAGCTCCACAAACGCATGAAATGGTTGTGGAATCTGCACTCTACGCGCCGACTCGCGCAATTTGCGAACTGGTAAATGAATACCTGTCAAGGTTTTCGACAGATAATTTGGAATTGATTTCAATACTGTTACGTTATTCTTGAAACGCTGTAAAATTGTACTTTCATCAATATTCATTATAGTATTTATCGAAGATATTTGTATCCATTAATTCGTAGGTCGAATTAATCCTTTAGACTTAAAGGTAGTATCAAAAATATTTTAACACTAAGATTTAGGACAACAACTAACACTTCAATGGTTAGTGGAAAAACGTACTCAAAAGAG